GCATTCAAAATGTTACCCGTCGTAGTCATGGCAGTCGGGGTAGCATCAGTATAAACAAGAATCAGCATATGCTGACCCGTAACGGGAGGCGTAATAGTAGCAACAGCTACAGTTCCCGAAACTAAGGACAGAAACGTCTGTGGTGCAATCGTAGCCGCAGATGCGATAGTCTGAGGCTTCGGCTGCTGGTCGCTCTGAACCGACGAAAGGTTCTGAAACAATAAATCAGACATCTCCTATTATCCTTTACGAAATAGCGCCGGGATACCACTTAGCAGTAACCTTACTGTAAACAAAAATGTTTACAAGCCCTGCTGTAAGTGTAACGGCATTGTTAATGTTTCCACTTGTCGTTGTAGCAACAGTGGTCCCGGCTACGACTAAAAGAACACCACTAAAACCGCCCGGTCCACTGGGCGGCTTAATGGTAGCAATAGTCGTAGAGCCAGAAACACGAACCAAATCAGTTTTAAATGGCCCCATAGTAGCAGCCGCAACTGCGGTTGATTCGCTTATCTTACTAATGGCTCCAGGATACATTTTAACTCCCTTAGCTAATCGCCAGCGTCCAAGTCGTTCCGCTCTTAGTAGCCGTAACGGTNGCNGCNGCAGCGATTGAAANGAANATGGTAGCNCCGNTCTNNACAAATTCTAACATGCTCGTCGCGGTATGAACCGTGAAATCCGAGACGTCAGTAAAAACTTTTGCAGAAACAGTGGTGCCAGGACCAGCAGTGCCAGTAACAGTAAGTGTGGCAGCCATTGAATTAATACCCCGAAGGAACGGCCAAGTCCGAAATATAAGCAGTAGCGGCCGGATTGTTTACGAAGGTTTGCATCCCCACAACCATGTAGAAGATGTCCGACGTAGCAACGCCGCCACTAGCACCACGAATCTCGAAAATATTACGACCGTCAACACGGTAGAATCCAACAGGAAGAATTTCCGCACGACCCCAAACCTCATTATTAACGAAGTCGATACGTGAAGTATTCCAGTTGAACGAAGTCTTAACGGGGCAACCCGCCATCTGCATGGCCCCGCCGAAATACATATTGAGGCTCTCGTCCTTAGCCTGCTTCTGGATAATAGAAACAAGCTGACCGATTTCCTCATATGCCTGCTGCTGTGCAGGATGCATCCATGCCTGGGGAGTAAAATCATTGTCGATTCCGACACGATTCCCAATAGCATTGATAGCAAGACGTGGTAAAGGTAAAGTCAGAGCCGCTGACGCAGCATTAACTCGGTTAGACCGAATTTCTGGCGTAGCAACACGACTAAACCCTAACCAAGTTCCAGTTGCAGCCGAACTGTGATGGTAGGGAACACCCAACAGAGCCGGATAGCTCGTAGGCGTAGAAATACCCGATGCCACCAAAATATCAGCCACACCAACTGAAGCAATCTGCGGCGTGATTTCGATAGTCTTAGTGGCAACATCCCACTTAGAAATCTGGCCACTACCACGTAGAGTCGTTAACGTTGAATCGAAAACCTGAACGGTCTGACCGTAGCGCACAAGGCGCGCTCCGAAATCAGTCGTCAGAACGATAACGTTAACACCACCCGCAGGCGTATCAGTAAGAACAGTTCCGATAGAACCAGAACCATCCTGCATCATCTGCGAATCAAGCTGACGTCGTAACTCAATAAGAGCAGTCGTCGTAAGCTTACGAACAGCCTGGGCAATAGCCTTACGGTCGGAATCAGTGCTCCACTGGGTTAACTTCGTATACTCGATACCTTCCTTCATGTATACGCAGTTAAGAACAGCCTTATCCCAGGTCGGGCCGCCCCCGCGTCCTAAGTCGCCACCGTCCGGATTAAAGTAACCGAAGTCACCACCAGGACGAAGCTCAATAGGAACGCGCATTAAGCGATTAGAAATCTTCTCAACATTACGCTTTTCGATATTAGCGTAAAACTTATCATCGCGCTCGAAAGCCGTCTGAATTCGAGGAACAACCTTCTCTAATTCAAGAGCGGCTACCTGAGTCTCGGTAACAGCCATTTGTCTAAACTCCGTGTTAGTCCTGCATCAAGAAGTCTTTAGTAGAAGGAGCATTCTTTCCACCAAAAACTTGTTTCGCCCTCTCGCGCGCATTACCACTTCCGCTATTTGATGGGGATGCAGAACGTCCCGGAGCAACAGGGCCGCGCTTTGTTGGTGCCCTGACTTCAATCTCATCTTCTGACTCAGAAGAATTTAATGAACGCTTGCCGGAGCCCTTCAGAGCTTCGGAACGAACCTTAGCAATCACAGTTGGCAGTAAATTCGCTGCCTTGTTCTCATACATCTTTAAAATATATTCAGCATCTGCTTTGGAGTAATTCGACTTAGCAGCACGACTCCAAGCAGCTTTCATTACAGACTGAAATCTCGTATCCTTAGAAATCAATGCCTGCACTTCACGTTTCGCATCGGCTACAGCAGCCTTACGAACGAAAGGAGTCATTGATTCATTAGGGTCTAATCTCTTGTTAAGTGTTGCAGTAATTTTACCATCTAACCGCGTAATCATGTCTGTGCGGGTAGAATCAAACTTTTCAGCAATCCATTGCTGCCTCTGCTGGTCAACCTCTGGATTTTTAGGTTCTTCTCTAGCTAACTTAGTAGGCCGAGCTAACTCCGAAGAACCAGTTAAGAATTGGTTTAAAATGATAGCAGCGTGCTTTAAAGCCTCATGCCCGCCTGACTGGGCTTCTGCCAACATTTGACTAACAAGATGCTTCCCAATATTACCAATTACATGAACCTGGGCATTTTCATCAACCTTGCCCAAATCAATCATTAAGTTGTCAACGAGCTTATAGAAAGCTTGCTGGTCTTCCTGGCGAACGGCAGAGAATACTTTACCAATATCCCCGCCATTTAACGCTTCCTGAAAATTATCCAGCGCCTCGGCTTTTTCAGACGCTTCTTTAGCATCCGCCGGCGTAGGATAGATTTCAGTATACGCCCTATCTCGGTAATAAGCATGTTCTAAATACGGGAACTTCTTAAAAAGATTAGGGTCGTATTTTAAGATTTCAGCCCGACGAACGGGCTCCATTAAGGCTAATTTAGCCTCAGGAGGACTATTTAAATCTTCCTCAATCTGGTCTTCTAGAGTTGCCTCTGCGTCTTCTTCAGACTCTCCCTCGCCAGCTTCGAGAGATACTTCTGTGTCTCTCTTTCGCGCAGCTTCCTTTTTAGGAAGTTCAAGAGTCTCGTCATCAACCTCATCATCCAAACCTTCAAAGATAGTCTGTTCTAAATTCTTGACTTCATCTTTTTCAATCGCGCCGCCTGTCTCAGTATCCGCTGGAGCATAAAACGGCTGCAAATTAGTTAGTCGGAACATTTTCTACATCCTTAGGGGCCTTAGTATCTTCTTTAGTATTTGGCAATGGCGCTTGGCCCTCTGCACCTGCCTGCATTTGCTGTTGCTGCATCATTTCCTGCATCATCATATCTTTATGGCCGCGTGCGTGCAGCATTATATTCATATATCCTGGCGGGTTTTCCTTCTTCAGAAGTTGCCCAGCCTCGGAATTAAGGAACTTTATGCAAATCTCAAGTTCAATAGCATGAACGTCAAATTCTTCAATTGGAACCGATGGTTCCTCAATCATTTCAGGCGGCGGAGGCATTCCTTGCATAATCTCCATTGCCGCCTGTTGTGGGTCAATGGGATTAGGTTTCTGGATTGGCTCCTGAGTAGAGAGAAGCTTAATCTCGTCATACTGCTTGTTCCTAGAATCTTCACCAGGAACAGAGAAATCAGTTAAGCCAACCATCTCATAGATTAAGGGAAGATTTTCTGGCGTAGCCATCATTCCCCAAATCTGTGGATTATTAGCTTCCATCATTTGAAGAACAACATCCTTCCGTTGGCTCCAAGTGACAGGGAGATTTTCATTTGCTTCTAATTCAATTTGACCTAACTTACCTTCCAGTTCAGCCTTACGAATGAAAACGTTGATAAAGTTATTAGAATCATCCCTCTGAACAAATCGCTCATCATCTCGAACATTTTCGATATACATGGGAATTGCTTTACCCATGACATCACGCCACCAAGACGTAAGCATTTTCCAAGAGTTCTGTAATCTCTGTAATGCCTGTGCGCGACTCATTGAATATTCTGAGGCTGTCTTAGACCCCTGAATATCCCCGCCAAACAGACTAGGCTGAGCACCGACAACTAATTGCCCGATGGTTTGCATTTGCTGGAACCAGGGGAGCAATTCTTGCGGGAACGTCGCGGTTTTCGCTTCGAAAAATCCCTCTGCCACAGATTTTCCAGCTCTTGATTTAGCCGGGAATATAGCTCCTGGGGTCGTTTCCATCTGCGAGTAAGCCTTAAAATCAAGGACCTGCTCGTCAGCGAATGTTTGAGGGATGCCATGTTCTAACGACTGTTCGCCCAATGAAATAAGGTCGTTCGTAATCTCCTGAGTCGAAACTAAAGACATTCCAAGCGGTTCAAAGGTTAAGAAATCCGCCAGCGGATTCTGAAGAATCGTCCAGCAATCATCAAGACTTTCGTTCTCATATTCTGCAACGATGTCATTGACGAATGAAACCCGAACTCCGTCGGGAAATTTCTTTTTAAGATACTTGGCATCTTCTGTATTGCAAGCCTCAAAAGCTGCTGGACGAAGCCATCCATTACGAACGGTGACATTATTTTGAGGAGCGTCACCTTGATAAGCCGCGTTCTGCCGTGCCCATCGACCATATGGGTCGTCTGGACTAACTTCAGTCGGCTGAATCTTATCCCTAATATCTTGAAACCTGTCTCTTGCGAGAGCGTAATTAGTTTCGTAAGACTGGAACAAGTATGGGCAGTCAGCTTGCTTTTTGGCGTAGTTGGGAATCTTAATATAAAGACCGCCATAAACTTCCTGACAAACCCGAGTCTTAGGATTCTTTGTAATACCGACCATCCGGGTAATCGTAAGGTTTTCCCTACGAACTTCCGGCTGCATCAATCTCGCGCAATTGTCGCAGAATTCCATACCCGCGTCTTGCGCTGCATGAAGATTTGCATCCTCATCATCAGGCATGAATTCATCGCGCATTTCTTCATTTACAACTTCATCAGCTATCTGCACTTGACAAAGAGAACAAACTTTGTATTCGTGCATTTCTTCCGATTCTTCGTATTTGTTTTCCTCAAATGTGCCGTAGTCATGCGATTCCTTCGGATAGGAATAGCAAGCAACCATGCCTTCGGTGCAATAAATAAAGAGAGACTGAAGCCAAAGTAAGTTAACGTTGTTGTGCCGGTAGATAAGCTGAGCAATCTTGTCACCGGCCTTAGCTGTCAGTAAGTCTAAAGGATTATCAGCATCGTCAGGATAGCACTTAATAGGAGGAACTAATACGGACAAGGCCGCAATGATTGTCTCTAAGTAAGCCTTGAAGACGTTGACAGGTTTATCATAGAAATCCTGATTCCCATCCTCAGAAGACAGAAAATTATCATAA